GCGCTGTAGTTGTAGGCGGAGCAGGCGGAACGGAAGAGAGCGGCACCGGCGGTCCTCTTGGCGAGCCCGGTTCTGGAGGATAGGGATGAGCGTTCAAAATTATCAATTTCGCAATCAAGAGAGAGGACTGACCGGCCGCACGAATGAACGTCACGGCTTGGTGACCAGCTACGATCCGAAGAAGCACCTAGCCAAAGTGACCTTCCAGCCCGATGGCGAGGAGTCCGGCTGGCTGCCGATCGAAGATGGCCACATGGGCAACGGTTGGGGCATCCTGCGCGGCCTCAGCCCTGGCACCGGCAAAGGAATCCAGGACCAGCAAAGCCAGGGCGGCCCGGGCGGCGGCAACGGCGGCGGCGGCAATGGCGGCGGCGGTCAGGGCGGCCAGCAGCAAGGGCAATATCAGGGCGACCAAGTCACTGTCGCCTATCATCAAGGCGACCTGAGCAGCGGCAGGATCGTCAAGAGCCTGCATTCCAAAGTCGATACGCCGCCCCAGGTCGAGTCCGGCGAGATGCTGTTCATGCATTCGCTCGGGGCGCGCATGTTTTATAAGAAGGACGGGAGCATTCATATTTACGGCAAGACCTCGAAGCAATCCGATCAGAACCAGGGCGGGCAACAGGGCGGCCAGGGCGGGCAAAGCGGCGGCGGCGGGGGTGGCGGCGGCGGCGGCGGCGGCGGGCAAAACTCGCCGCTTAAGAATGCGCCTCCGCTTCAGCCCCAAACCTACAAGATGAAGATCGACCCCCAAGGCATCACGACCATCACCCATTTCCAGCAGCAGCAAGGCGGACAAAGCGGCGGCGGCGGGCAAGGCGGGCAAGGCGGCGGCGGCGATCCACCGGATCCGACTTCTACGCAATCGCCGGAGCAATACTCGAGTATGGAAACCGACCCGGTAAAGCTAAAGCATACGCACACGACCTATCAAGATGGGCAGGGGCAGCAATCCCAGAGCGGCGGCGGCGGCCAGGCGCAGCCCGCGACCAGCCAGGGCGATCCCGGCATGGACAGCAAGAACCAAGCCAAGACCAAGATGTTCTCACAGACCATTCACGACACTAAGAAAGGGGAGCTTTCGCACACGACTTATAACAAGCAGGGAAAGAAGCAGCATCAAGTCATCATGGACACCCAAGGCAACAAACTCACCGTCCAGACTTTCGAAGAAGACGGCGACCAGCCTAAGCACCAGATGATTATGGATAACCAAGGCGGGCACCTGACCTGCCAAACCTGCCAGGGCGGGCAGCCTATCTCCCAAATCAAAATGGATAACAAGGGCAATATCGCCCATAACGCTAAGAACATCGTCTCGATCAACGCCCCGCAAATGCAGAGCACCGGCAACTGGCAGCACAACGGCAATCTCCAGGGACACAATATCAACGCCACCCAATCGATGAGCGCGCCGACCGGATCGGTGCCTGGGCCGCAATTGCCTATCGGCAGCGCGGCTTTCCAGGGCGTCCCGGCTTCGCCGCTTGCTGGCTTTGGCGGATCGAGCGGCGGCGGCGGGGGCGGAGGATCCGGCGGCGGCGGCGGATCTGGCGGTAGGCCGGTATGAGCGTTCCGCAAAACATTCTTGACGATCTTACCGCCTTGCAGGCGCAGCTTGCCGCCGCCCAGCCGCTTGCCGCCGCATCCTGGCCCACAATCAAAGCGATCGAGCTTAACGCCGAGCAGCTTGAAACCGACACGACTCTGGCGCTTTTAAATGCCGCTGGCGGGCTCGACACATGGGTAGCGCCGTCCAATCAAATTGGCATCATCAACGGGGTTCAAGCCGCAGTCATGAGCGCGTCCGACCAATGGTATCTTATGGACATGCTCGAAGTGATCAGCCGCGCCGTTCTCAATCTTGACTTGATGACCGGCGATATCGGCATTCAGCCGACCAGAAAGGTTCTGATTCCAGTATCATGACCATCGTTCCTGAAACGACCTACATTGCCGCCACCATTCCGGCAAAATCGATTTATGTCAGCGGCACGACTCTTTTTCATATAGCTGAGGATCAGCTTGGGGATGCGATGCGCTGGGTTGAGCTTGCCGATATGAACGACATGGTCGATCCTTGGATTTGGGGCATTCGGCAAATCTTGCTGCCGCCGGTTCTGTCGCAGCGTCCTTTGACTGGGATTCTTGGCTTATGACGGATTATTGGCTCGATTGGCAGAACGACTTTTTGGTTTCGCCGCGAGGGGGATTGGTTCTTGTGGACGGCGACGACGAAGCGCGTCAGCGTCTCATGCGGCGGATTTGCACGGCGGTCAAGGGCTATATCTGGCATCCAGAGTACGGAGCTGGTCTTCCGCAAAAAATTGGCGATCCATGGCAGCCGCCAACCATCGAAGCGATTTGCCGCGATCAAGTGAGCATGGAATCTTCAGTCGTGCAATATCCGCCACCGATCATCGGTGTCGCTGAAGCCATTCCCGGCATGGTGTCCATCGACATCCAGTACATCAGCGCGCAAACTGGCTTAGCGGTCCAATTTAATATAACTGTCTAGGTTCGATCGTGGCGACCCTTCCAACCCGAAGCTTTAACCAAATCGTCACTAATGTCTCGACTGGAATCCAGGGGCGGTCATCCAGGCTGATCGATTTCGGGCAAGGCTCGCCGCTGCGCGCTATTGTCGAGGGCTTCGCCGGGCTCTTCCTGTGGTTTCAAGCGCTGGTGCTGCTGCTGCTTCAGGCGATGCGGCTCTCGACGGCGTCGGGCTCGGATGTCGATACTTTCACCGGCGACTTCCAGGTTTATCGGCTGCCAGCGCAGCCAGCTTCAGGCACGGCGATCGTATCCCGACGAAGCATTAGCAATACGACGGCTTTCATCCCGGTCGGGGCGCTTTTCCAGGTCGAAGCTGGCGGCCAGAAATATCAGGTCACCGCCAACGCGACGTTTATCGGCTATTCCGCTACGCTTGCTGGCTACACGCTGGCGGCGAACACGAAATCGATCATCGTTCCTATTAAAGCGGTGATTCCGGGCGCTGCTGGCAATGTGATCGCCAACAGCATCACGCAATTTGCTTCTCCGCTGACCGGGCTCGATGATGTCACTAACCCTGCGGCGCTCTTAAACGGCTTCGATTCCGAGCCCGATCAGCGACTCAAGGATCGCTTCGCCGCCTTTATCTTGGGGCTATCGCGCGGCGATTATTACGGCACAGAATACGCTATCCTTAGCGTAGGCATAACGGTTCAATGGACTCTGACCGAAGACTTCGATTATGCCGGGAATTGGCGGCCGGGCTATTACTATGTCGTCGCCGACGATGGATCTGGGGCTCCGTCATCTGATTTCATGACAGCGGTCACAAACGCGGTGAATTCAGTGCGTCCGCTCGGGATTCAAGCCGGGTGCTTCCCGCCGCAAATCACTTATGCCATCGTTTCGATGGTTGTCACGACTGCGCCTGGATATGACCACAATACGGTTATCGGATTGGTTGCACAGGCGCTTGAAGATAACATCAACTTGCTTGGCTTAGGAAATGGTCTGGATTTCGCTATTCTTTCATCTTGGGCTTACACCGTTCCTGGGGTTACCAGGGTAAGTTCTGTCGTCTTGAACGGGCTGAGCGGCGATGCTGCCTCTATCGCGTCAAATGAGCAGGTCACCATCAAGTGCCAGAGCGCTATCGTTTCGTGATTAGGGGGCTATCATGCAGGAAAGCTTAGCTTTGAGAACAGCCAGAGTCACCCAAATCGGGGCTATCTTGACTGCGCAAGGCGGCGTTCCGCTTATGCGGATCTTCGGCGCTGACCCGCCGATCAATGTCGCCGCGGCCGATCCAGCTAACTTGCTTTGCACTTTCAACTTGCCATCTAATCCTCTTTCTGCGGCGAATGGCGTGGCGAGCATGATTCCGCCATGGACCGGCGTCGTCGCCAATCCAGGCTTTGCGCAATGCTTCCGGCTGTACGACGCGACGCCGACTTGCCATGTGCAGGGCTATTGCAGCGAACCGTGGCGTCCATCGACGCCTTATGTGCTCAATCAAAATATCTCCAACATCAACGGAGTTTATTCTTGCGTCGGCGCGGGAGTGTCGGCGTCGGTTGGCGTAGGTCCCGCCGGAACTGGAACCGGAATTCCCGATGGCAGCGCTTTATGGGCATTCTTGTGGTCTATAGCTGAAATGGTTTTCGGCAGCACGAATCTCGCGCCGGGGCTCAGCTTGCCGGTTCAGTCGTTTTCGATTTCGGCGGCTAACGCTTAAGGGAAAAATGCGGTAGCATAGCCATCACCAACGTAGCAGCCCTTATAAGAAGGCTGCCCCACCGCAGGGAAAATAGGCAGAGAGGAAGGAGAGAGCTAAGGAAAGATAGCAATGGCGGTCTACTCTGCATCTGGGCAACAAGCAACCCTGACAAGCGCGCTTAAGTCATTCATCACGCTGGCTTGCCCGGCGACGGCTATGCGGCGCTTCAAGGTCTTCGACATTAACGTATCGCAAGGCGCAGCCCCGGCTTCCACCGACACCAACATCGAGTTCAATATGGCTCGGTACACCGGGACGGTCGGCACCGGAACAGCTTTCGTGCCGCCGCCAGCGGACCTTGCTGACGCGGTGACTCTGGTCACCTGCCTGACCAACTTAACGGCTGAGCCCGGCACTGTTACGGCTACAGCGCTCTTCGATATGTTCCTCAACCAAAGGGCTCCATATCGCTGGCAGACCTATCTAGGCTCTGGCGCAGAGCTTGTTATGCCCGCGACGGCGTCGATCGGATGCCGATTCGCGACGCAATCGGCTGGCTATACCGGGCAGGCAGGCGGGACGATCTACTTTCAGGAGCAATAAGCTCTTGCGCAAACCGACTGGCTATCTTTCCGTGGGAGATTCTGTTTCGGATCTTCCATTCGCTACAATGCCAGGCATTGCCGCGCCGCCGCCCGGCGGCGGCTATTTCGGGCGCGGGCCGGGCATGGGCAAGAGTCGGGTATTCGGCGGCCCGTGGGGCAGCGACAGGGAATGCGACACCTTCACTTGCGCGCATTGCTCGCATGTCGTTTTCGTCAAGCCATTTTGCGATCCGGCCGATATGGGCGGGCTTTGCCCGCGGTGCTCTTCTCCAAGCAAGCCGAGCTACCTATGCCCGGAGTGCGTCGATAAGGGCGTCTGCGATCCGTATGAAGAGAAGCTGAAGCGCTGGGAGGCACGCGACAATTTTCAGCGTGATTTTAGGGCCGCGCTAAAATAAGAGGCGGCAGCCCTTATGCCCACAATCTTCATCACTTCCGGGACTAGCTTCACGCTCCCGCCGGACTTCAACCCCGGCAACAACACCATCGAATGCTACGGCAGCGGCGCGACCGGCAGCGGCGCAGTCGCGGCTACTAGTGGCGGCGCTGGCGGTGGCGGCGGCGCTTATGCGTGGTCTCAAAACGTCAATCTTGGGGCTGGCGCACCTGTTCAAATTCAGATCGGGCAGCCCGGCGCGACCGATACTTTCTTTAACGCTTCTTCCTTAGCTAACGCTGTCGCCAAGGGGCCGACTCTCGCATGCGGCGCGCAAGGCGGACAGCCGCCGCCATCGAATGGCGTTGGCGGCAGCGGCGGGCAGGCTGCAAATTCCTGCGGCGGCGTAAAATGGAACGGCGGCAATGGCGGCAATGGCGGCTTTGTAAGCGGCAATTACTCTGGCGGCGGCGGCGGCGGCGCGGCTGGCTGGAACGGCCTCGGCGGAAATGGCGCAACCGCCGCCTTGTATAGCGGCGGGCGCGACGGCGGCGGCGGGGGCGGCGGCGCGAATGGCGGACAGCCCGGCGGGACTTGGAATACATCGACTCTTAATGGCGGCCCCGGCGGCAACGGACGCGGCGGCGTCGGCGGCGGCGCTGGCGGAGGCGGTCCTGGCGGCGGCGGCTATGCGGGCGGCGGAGGCGGCGGCGGCGGCTGGCATTCAGCCGGGCCTGGCGGCGCGGGCGGCTTAGACGATTGGTATTCGACCGGCGTTTATGGCCCCGGCGGCGGCGGCGGCGGCGGCGGCCCCTATTCAGCAGGCGGCGCAGCTAATCCAGGCG